GAAGTTACTTCCGATGTCTGGACGATTTATCTTCGATATGTTCCATGAAGTTAAGAAGGGCTACAAATTGGATTCATATAGTTTAAACAATGTTTCAAAGTTGTACCTTGATGACCAAAAGATTGACATGTCCCCAAAAGAAATGTTTGCTCGCTACAAAGAGGGTGATCCTGTGAAGTTGGGTGAAGTTGCTGAGTACTGTATCAAGGATACCCTACTTCCTCACAAACTCTTGAAAAAGTTGTGTACACTCTTGAACCTTCTGGAGATGGCTAAGGCTACTTGGGTACCATTATGTTTCTTGGTCGAACGTGGTCAGCAAATCAAAGTGTTTAGTCAACTTACGAAAAAGGCTCGTGAACTGGGATTTATGGTTCCCACGATTCGTTATGGTACGATTCCAGAAGAACCCTATGAGGGTGCGACGGTTCTCGAAGCTCAAAAAGGTGCCTATTATACACCAATCACAGCTCTAGATTTTGAAGCGCTATACCCTTCAATTATGATGGCCCACAATCTATGTTATTCAACCTATGTGATGGATGAAAGACGATATGGGAATATTGAGGGTGTTACATATGAAACATTCAATATTGCTGATCGAACCTACAAATTTGCTCAAAATGTTCAAAGTCTTTTACCAGCGATTCTTCTTGAACTCAAACAGTTTCGAAAGAAAGCAAAAAGGGATATGGCGGCTGCAACTGGTGGAATGAAAGAGGTGTATAATGGTAAGCAGTTGGCTTATAAAATCTCGATGAACTCTGTGTATGGGTTTACAGGGGCTGGTAAAGGGATTTTACCCTGTGTACCTATCGCGTCGACGACGACGTGCCGAGGTCGTGGTATGATTGAGGAGACGAAGACTTATGTCGAGAAGAACTTCCCGGGTGCGAAGGTAAGGTATGGCGACACTGATTCTGTGATGGTTGAGTTTGATGTTGGGGACCGAACGGGTGAAGAAGCTGTCAAATACAGTTGGGAAATCGGTGAACGCGCAGCGGAAGAGTGTAGTGCCCTGTTCAAAAAGCCAAACAACCTGGAACTCGAGAAAGTGTATTGGCCCTATTTCCTCTATTCAAAGAAGCGGTACGCCGGCAAGCTTTGGACAAAGGGTAAAGATGACCAGATGCATATGGACTACATCGATATCAAGGGGCTTCAAGTTGTTCGACGAGATAATACTCCACACGTCAGGGCAGTTTGTAAAGAACTCCTCGATGTGGTTCTCAATGCCCCCGATACAGGTCCACCGATGGAACTCGCCAAAGAACGAGCGATAGAACTTCTTTCGGGTGATGTACCGAATGAAAAGTTGATACTCAGTAAGTCACTTTCCGACAGTTATAAGGTGAACGGAGAACCAGTGTCAGTGACAGGTCCTAGAATTGGTGAGATCAATCAAGCTCACGTACAAGTTGTTCATAAGATGCGTGATAGGAAACCTGGTTCTGAACCACAGTCTGGTGATCGTGTTCCATTTTTACTGACGAAGACAGGTGACCCCAAGGCTAAGGGATTTGAGAAATCTGAAGATCCCAAGTATGTGGAAGAAAACAACATTCCAGTTGATTACCATTACTACTTCGTAAACAAGTTCCTAAACCCGGTGTGTGATCTTCTTGAACCCCTTTTTGATGACCCGAAACAGGATATCTTTGGGGATATCATATCTCAACACAAACCTAAAAAGAAGGAGACTGGTCCAGCACTCAGTGGTATGAAAAAGGATGACCTCATCGAAGAGTGTAAGAAGCTTGGTCTCGATCAATCTGGAAAAGTCGCCGAGCTACGCGAACGTATTAAAAATTTGAGAACACCAAAAACAGAATCGATTCAAGACCTATTTAAAAAATACGAGCAATCATCTAGTAAGGAATGATGTTGCACGATAAAATCACAGAATTGATTGAACAAGAAGTCAGTGAGCGTGTAAGTACTTTACTAGGTGAGTATGCTGAGACTATATCTAGAAAGCATGCAGTTCCTCTCAATATACTCTTGAGAGATTTACCATCCGTCGCGACTGTATCACTCTGTAAAGGTATAAAGTCTAATGGACATCGCTGTCTTTTCAAAGGAAGTGAAGATGGATATTGTAGACATCATAAAGTTCAAGGTGAAAAAATTAGAATACGATCACTCTCGAGTTCGAACCTACACACACACGGTCCAGAAAAAATGTTTGTTAGAGGATGTCCGGGATGTGAAAATTCAAAAGGGCTTATAGATTTGGGTTCTGTACTGAACAATGAGTAAAAGTGGTATCCTACTAACATCAATCAATTCATTTTATAACCAAGAGGAAAACCGAACTAAATTAATAAACATTTTAGATAAATCAAGTGGAATATCTCTACGAAATCTAGAATGGTTCATCACAAACTATGCAAAGAAAAATAACACTTCATATACGACTAAAGATGGAAAGTATTTTACAGTCCATTGTGCCTACAAATCTAGTCTCGATGGATACAGTAAAAAATTATTCGACCCATTTTGTCGTTCAGAAAAATTTGCCTATGAAGTTCCTGGTACATCTCATGAAATTCAAACAACCTTGGCACAGTTGAATTTCATCAAATGGTGTATTAAGAATAATATAATTGATTATATTTCCACGAATAAGGGTTCATTGTTTAGTAAGCAACTGACATAAATCCGCGGTCAAATACAAACGTCTGATATCCAGTGTAGTACATCTGTAAAGTGTAAGTTTTAGTAGCCACATCAACCAATGACCCCTCCCTTGTATCCAGTTTCACTTCTATAGACGTCTTTTCAGACTGTATCTGACTAAAATCCAAGTTTCCCGATGGTTCCACATTAATAGGATTCATCGAGAAGCTGTATGTATAGATATTTCTGTACGGTCTCGCAAGTCTATTTCGGAAAGGAATGAGGTATTTGTAGTAACTATGATTTGTATTTGAAACGTTTGGTAGTTTGTTCCCGTTGATGTAAAAACTCGCATTTTGCATGATCGGCTCGAAGAATGTTTGAACTTCATCAAAGTTTACGTTCGAAGAAAAGTTGAAACGATTTTGGGAATAATAGTTCTCTGGATCACTCGGATCACCTATCGCTACATTTTCATTTTCATACAAAGTGTTTCGTAAAAACCAATGTATACATTTGACTGGTATATTTGGAACAAGGTTTGTTCGAATGGTATCTGTACCAATTTCACTCACCGTTGTGGGGTGTTTTCTAACAAGGTCTGTGATGAATGTTTGTCTCTCATTCGCGAGGTATTTTCGTTCATCTGGATTGACAGTGATTTCTTCTGTGATGAGTTTGAATTCAGTAAGTTCTAGCAGCTGTGTTCTATCCGTAAAAAATGATTGTTTATGAAAATCTAATTCGAATACAATCTTCTGTCTATGTATCGCACACACTGGGAAATATGGACGATTTGGTTTATTTGAAGGGTATTCGTCACTCGCAAATTTCCTTGAAAAGAAAAAGTGAAGAGGAATCATGAGATCTGAATCATATTGCGCGAGTGATGGGTACACAGTTGAATCGTCATAGCCTATGTTTCTATTCACAAGAAATCTATTCGCAACTTTTTCAGAAATTTCAAGGTACAACTCATCGTAAATAATTCCCCAATCGTCATGAACTTTTTCAACTTCCAAGTCATCGACATACATCGTGATACTTTTAAGGATATGCCTCCCCAACTGGTCTGCGTAATTACCTACAGTTGGATTTCGAAGTCCAGGCATTTTTACACTCAACCACATATTACTCAAAAGATCACCCATATTCTGTGGATTAAATTCAACCTTGATTGTCTGTCCGAATGGCCAATTTGGTACACCAGTGGGGTTGACAATATTTCGTGATCTGTGATATTTCCGAAAAGTTGAATGTACTTTATCCTCCTTATAATTAAAGAATGATTCTTCTGGGTCTTTGGAAAGGAGGTGTGTATCCTGCTTTCCAATAGCTTTGAGGGAAATTTTAGCAGCCTCACCCATATCTACTTACTGCTCACATATTTTTAATATCATTCTTCCACATCGTAATGTGACTGGTCTTCAACATCTTTTCTAGATCCTCTTTCGCCTGCGTCGCCTCTGCCAAGAGTGCGTTGACACGTTCCTCTGTGTATTCAACCGTTCTCGTATTGAGGAGATAATCCAAGTTTCCGTCAATATTGGGAAAGATCGAGGACATCTCTGTCTCAAGTTCCACCTTCTTCCTTTTGAACACCACGAGTTTACCCTCGATGACCATCGATACAAACTTCGATTTGTGGTCGCACATATCCGCCCGCTTCTCGAGGACATCGATGAGGTGTGCCTTCCGCTTCTTGTAATGTTCAATGCGGAGTTCGATAAAGTCTTGAAGAATCTCTTCAGGGCTCGCGTACTTGTGAATACCCTTGGTGGGATGGAAGAGATGCATGTTGGAGACACGGAAAGTCTTCCTCAATTTGAGATCCTTGAGAAGATCCTTACCTGCATACTCTGTAATTTCGAAGTGAACATCCTCAGTCGTCGAGTTGTTGGTGTACCCCCCGATCAACTTCTTTTCAACGAGACCATCGAGGTACTCCTTGTAATCCTGCGTCCATCGCCCTGGGGGGAGTTCAGTCACCACAATATTACTTCCAGACCAATTCCAAACACCTTCCATCATCCAGGTATCCTCCTCTTTGTGGACAACCCCCTTGAAACCCCTGAACCAAGGTCGCATACTCACAAACTCTTCCCCTCTGAGATATCTCTTAATGTTCTCCTTGATATCATCTGGGTTGAATGGAGGTACATAGCAACTGAAACCTGTACCGATACCTTCTGTCCCATTGACCAAAACCATTGGTAGAGTGGGCATGTAGAAGTCTGGTTCGATTGAGCGACCATCATCATCGAGATAATTGAGAACAGCATCGTCCCTAGGATCAAAGATCTTTCTCGCATCCTTGGTAAGCTTCGTGAAGATGTACCTCGTTTGAGATGCATCCTTACCACCCATAAGTCTCGTACCGAATTGACCACAAGGCTCCAAAAGATTGATGTTGTTCGATCCCGTATAGTCATTCGCCAACTTTACGATCGTATCCGCTAGGGAAACTTCACCGTGGTGGTACGCACTCTTCTCAGCCACAAATGCCGCCAATTGTGCAACCTTCATCTCATCCTTGAGATTCTTCTTGAAGCAAGCAAACATAACCTTCCTTTGTGAGGGTTTGAGACCATCCGCCATATGTGCGATAGACCGCTTGAGATCTGCGAGACTGAAATTGACCAAGTCCTTGTGCACAAAATCAGAGATGTCCAATTGCTTCACACTCCCATACGGGACTT